TTTAATTCGATCTTTATTTTGAATTGTCATAGCGTCAACTATTTCATCTGGTGGGAATATCTCACCAAACCTTTGTTGCAATTCAAATAATTGAGATAGCTCGAGCTGTTCTTGTGTTTCAGTCAATACCCCTTGTATAACTTTTGCTCCATACTTGAAAAATGCTTTGTTATCAAATTCAGGTGTTGGTTCTTCACCTATTACTGATTTAACCTTTCCATATGTCCAGAAATTTTGAATCATTTGAATAATGATATCTCCACATTCAGTTTGTGACTGATCCATTTGATCGAAGTATTTCTGTAGTGTCGTTAAACCTGCACTTTGGCGAAGCATAGACAACACACCAGCTTTATCATCAACTGCTGAACCTAATAATTCCTCATTAATTCCACTTATTTCTCGCATTACAGATTTTAACATATCTTCCATCTGCAACATAACAGGAGAAGGAGGAATAATCTGCATTGGCTGTACATCATCCATCTGCATTTTATCATTAATAACAAGGACTCTACCATTACCTTGATTCAATGAATCATCAGGGGTTATTAATGCACCTTTTTTGACTTTTAACCCTTGCTGTTGTGATTGTAAAATATCTAAATCAGTTATTTTTGTTATGTTAAAAAGAAAATTCGCGTCTCTTAAATCACGGACTAACCCCTTGAACTTATAACCGTAATATTGAGTATCTGGATTAAAGTTTCCATAAACTCCAACATAGCTATATCGATCCAGGCCATAGGGTCTTTCTTCATCAACTAATACTCTATTATTAACCCTAATACATCGTCTGACTGTCTGTTTTGGCCTTCTCTCAATTCTTGCTCTGTCACCTATTTCCATCATAGCGACACGAATATCTTCTTCATCACCTTCAATTTCTTTTGTTTCTTCTGTTAAATTATCTATTACATAAGTCGCTTCTCTTTGTGACAAGTACCAATATTCATCAACAGCTATGATATCTTTCATCTGTAGATTGTAATTTTCTGGCATGTAATAAAATTTATCATCCTTGAATCCCTGGGAGCTGATATCTGCAAATTCATCTGCAAAATCAGGGTAATACAACATAGCTTCTTTTTTAGAGAAATATTGTCTGGTCCAAATATATCTGCAATCTGACAAATCTTTATTTCTAAACCAGGGATCTATCATTACTGATTTGAAATCAACATATCTCATTTTTATCTCTGGTGACACAGGATCACATGAAAAATCTGGAAAGATACTAATCAATCCAAAACCCTGCACAATAGCTCCTTGCTCAAAGGCATCACTATAGACTTGATATCCATTTTGTTTGTGAACGTAATAGAGACATTTTGTGAATTGATCTGCTGTTTGTTGTACTGGTGATATGACGGGTATTGTGATAGTTGCTTTGCGATTGCGTCTTTGATGGCCTGTTACCATCATTACAGAAGCATGCGTCAAATTGAAGTTAAACATCTTCTTTCTGACGTTGTAATTATTGGGATAAAGAACTCCCCAGATATTAGGATCACCAAGATATGTTCTTTGATCTAAATCAGCTTGGTACCATTGTTCTTGTAATTGGGTGATGCTGTCTTGGTAGTTGGATTCAACTAATTGATTTATTTCATAGTCTTTTTGACTTCCCGGAAAAAAAATTGGGTCTGCTGATCTTGGCATATTAAACCTTTAATTTAACATGCGTTTAACCTATCATTTTTTTCCCTATCATTCAATTTTTATTTTAAACTAACAAATCTTCTTTAATATTTTCTTCATTAACAGCCTGATGGATTCTTTCAATGCATTTTTCCAGTGTCGTAGCTATCACAAAATAGAAACCTATAGGTGTTATGGGATAAAGTTGAATTTCCCAGCATTTATTTTCTTGAATGCATTCCTTTTTCCAGATTTCTGAAATATCTTCAAATATTGGCCTCTGAAAAAATTGTTCTAGAGTTTCATAATAATCATTATGCTCATTACAATGTATATAAATTGTGTTAAATTTTGGAAGCAATTTTTCTAGATTCATTCTTTCTCTTTAATATCAAAATTTAAATAATGTATATCTCTACCAACTTTTATTTCAACTTCATATCTTTCAATATATTTCAGTTTTTTATAATACATAAAACTTGAAACATTAATAGCAATAATACAAATAGATAAAAAAATAAATATTATCGCTGTTATGATAACCGATTTCTTATTTGTATCCATATTTCTTATCGATTTTTACCTTTTGTCAATATTTGAAAATTTATTTATTCCTTGTATTCAATTTATATTTTGTCGTCAAAAATTAGGTTTTTTGCATCATCGTCAATGCGTTTAAAAGCTAATTGACCTTGGATGCTTTCAGCTTTGTCTACACCATTTGCACTTATCTCTTCCCCATACCAATCATTCTTTCTGGCAGCTGGCCTGACCATTGCTATCAACCCTTTTAACTCAAGCATCATAGCATTGAGTGTCTTCATGTTTCTTTCACAGTTGGCATTTAACCTTTCTATAGCTCTTATCATCTGTGATAGCTCGTATAGCTTTGTGTCATCGTTCATCATTCACTTCTTGTGCCTGTTTATCTTTTTTAATGACTTGTACCCAATTTTCATTGGCAAAACAAATTAACAAATCACCATCTCTATAAAACACAATTGCTCCATTTTCTAAACATTGAATTTCATCACATTCTATATCTATTGAATCAAAGCGTTCGATATTTGGAATTTTCATATAAACGGTATAAATTTTTAACTTATCTTTCATCGTTCACCTCTGGCATTTCAGGCAATGGAATATAGGCAATGATATCTTTATATTTTAAATCATGACCACCAGTTTTTGACATCCAATTATTATTTATTCCCTCAAAAGTAAAAATATCTTTTGTATAAATTACCTCTTTGTCGTCATAAGCTTCATATGAGTAAATAGCAACGATCTCTCTGTGCTTTACCATTTCTGGTGTTGGATTTGTCCATGTTATCCCAATTTTTATTTTTTCAGTATTTTTTAAAAAATCATCCTTTATTTCCATAAGTTCTTTAAAAAATATTTCTAAATTTGTTTTCGAAAGAACCGCTAATTCTTCAAATGATGGAATATATTTTGGTAATTCATTTTTTTCTTCTTTTGGATAATTCTCCATCAATTCCCCCAGTAGGCGTTTCTATTAAATTTTTACATTTGTGTACAAAGTCATTTTGATTCATTTTTTCCCCACAAATTGAACAAGTTATTGTATGATAGTAATTTAAATTATTTACTGTCTTTTCTCCTATAAATTCTTCCATCAATTCCCCCAGTAGGCGTTTATAAATCAAATAATCTTTTGCAGATTGTTATATTTCATATTTCTCAACAACCTTGACCTTTTTTGGTAAAACTATTTTTCCTTTGATAATTATAACTTGTTCCTTTTCGTTTATGGAATCACCAGAAAACTTCGTTCGAGTTTTATCCCAAGGTGTTTCTGAAAAGTCAAATAATATTTCTATATTTTCCTTTAAACATTCAGTTAAAAATTCTTCAATGTTTGAAATTTTTTCAACAAAGACTCCATCTTCATTACCGTATAATTTAAAATATATTTCATCACTCATCAACTCCCCCAGTAGGCATTTACTGCTTAGATTTCTTTTGTTTTAAATTAATCACCACCCTTGGATCATATTCAACAAAACATTTTTGTGATTTGATAAAATCTTTACACCATATACTTTCATTTTCCTTTATAAAATCAAACATGATATAATACTCATTTTCCCCCTTGTATGTATATCCTTGTGATTCCATTTCTCTTTTGATTTCGTATTTTTCCATTTATTTATCAGTCTTTTGTATGTTTTTTTCTTGAATAATACCAATAAGCCTGGAGAATCATACCTAAGAAAATATAAAATATTTTTTCTATATAGAAACCAAGTTCCATCAATTTCCCCAGGTGGTGTTTACTGCTTTTTGATTTTATTTTTTTCTCTACTTTCAATCTCTGATACAATAGCTATAATCGTAAATGAAATGCTAAAAGCTAAAACAGGTATGCTCAATGTCAATGGCCAAACAATTAATAAATATATTGAAGATCCCCACATCAAAAAATTTAAAATTGCCTTGAACAAAACAAGTGATTTCAATCAACTCCCCCAGTAGGCGTTTACCGCTGATATCTCATTTGCTGCACTTTGATTTGGCCCATGTACAAATTTTAACCCTTCCGCTAAATATCTGAGACTATCGGCCCCGTGAGATGCCCATGTGTGAGCTGGCTTATCTTTATACACTTTTTTCCTTTCATCATATTCACGATGATAATTTTCCAAACATTTTAGCAGAGTCAGACACTTTTTTTCATCAATATAAACCCTTGAGCTAAGAATAGCTCTAACAGCTTCAATACCATCAACAATATAACTTCTTGGAACTTTGGTTACTGGTATGTTGAGATCTTCTAGTATCTCTTGTCTTGTTAAACCTGTTGATAGCCCATCTACTTGAGCGATATCATGAGGAAATAAATATGTGCCATAGCGATAACCTTTATCTTGAAGCAAACCTTTATACCAATTTAATGTCTTGTTACTGTGTTCTTCATAATCAATAATTTTTATCTTCTCACCTTCCATTTGAAAAAAAATAATTGCTGTCATGTCTGTCCAACCTATGTCAAAACTTACATTAACAAGCTTGTAAGGGTCATAGAGAAATTCACCGATCCTATCTTCCATTCTCATTTTATTGATTAACCTGGCGTAGATAGCGCCGTCGATACCACGATCAAAGCTACAACTGTATTCCTGGAGTGCTAACTCCTCACTCATTCCCTCAGCTATTTCTTTCTCAATATCTGCATCAGTCAATACACCTGTGTCTTTGTAGGTGAGTTTCTCCACAAACCAATCAGGCTGTGTATTTGCCATGTTAAATAAATCAAAGAAATGATTACGACCTCTCGGTGTAGAAATAAATATAGCTGTGCCACCATTAACCTTAAGAATAGGCCTAATGAAATCCCAGGCATCTGTTGTCTGTAATGCATATTCAGAGAAAATAACTATTTTTGGGTTTGTACCCATCAAACTATCAATATTATCAGAACCTATGAGTTGAAATAATGAACCATTATGAAGCCTTATTTTCATCTCTTGCTGGTTTTTCTGTGCTATAAACTCATTAGGAATATAATCTAATATACGTTGACCGTCATTTGTTGCAGCATCCCAAATTACTTTTTTGGCTTGTGAATAGGTTGGCATGACATAGAAACATGTGCATGTATTTTTTATGAGCTGTTCAATACACCAATTGAATATAGTAAGATCTTTTCCAGCCCGGCGATGGCACACCCATATTGCGCGTTTAATCCCGTTGTGTAGCGCTCTCAGTATCGGTAGCTGATAAGGTCTTGGATAAAACTTGCTTCGGATCTCTTGGGTCATAATTGCAATAAAATGTATTGTTAGTGACTGTGTCTTTAGGATTGTCTTTTGGCTCTCTTTGTTCAAGCCGCTGTTTACCTAGCCAGATAAGCATAGTAATGTTTCCATTCATAGCTTCTTGAAACTGTTTGGCTTGCAATATGTTATCACCTTTTGAGCGCTTTCCCTGAGAAAATTCTGTATATTTTATATTTAAATCTTGCTCACATCTAGTATATAATGTTCTCTCAGAAACACCAAATTGACTGGCAATTTTTGTTGTTTTACAACCAAAAGCAAGTAGTTTTCCTATTTCATCCCAATCTAAATTGGCTTTTGGTGCTCCTGGTGGGTTTGGCAAGTGATTTCCTCTACGTTTTTCTTATTGAAAATAACAATTTTCTAAATGATATAATTCAGGACAAACATAACGTAAATCTGAACGTATTACTGCTTTTTTTCCGCATTTTACACAAAATAGATCATCCAATGATTCAACGTCATTAGGGTCTTTATTTAGCAAATGACCTCTTAATTTTTCCCACAGTTCTGGGTTGTCATCACTTAGATATTTTTTCATAAATTCTTTATGTTCACTGTATATTTCTTTTTGAAAGATCATTTTTGTTTTGGGGTAGCTACTATGTTATCACCTTTTGAGCGTTTTACACGAGAAAACTCTGAATATGGAATACCTAGATCTTTATTACATCTATCATAAAATGTTCTCTCATTAACACCAAATTGTGAAGCAATTTTTGTAGTTGGGCAACCAGCAGCAAGTAGCTTACCTATTTCATCCCAATTTAAATTTGCTTTTGGTCTACCACCTGCCAAGTGATTTTTCCTTGATATCTATTGATAAATTTTTATCTATCATTTATCTATTTACCAAACTTTTTTACAACTTTTTTGATAGCTGGTCTATCGGATTTTTTCATTGCTCTGATTTGTTGTTTGTTAAAACCAGCTTTAGCATCTGGTGTTTTGTACAGTTTACCTGTACTTTTCACTCTTTTTTTTATTTCTTTTCTTAATGGTTTCGGGGTAGCTGCCATGTTATCACCTCTTGGTTTTTCTTAATCTTATAATCAAAATTGTTTTTTACCATATATTTCACCCATCTTTCAAGGATAATGTCGCAATAAGCTGGTGATATTTCAATACCATAACAATTCCGTTGTAGCTGTTGGGATGCGATTAGGGTTGTTCCCGAACCTAGGAAGGGGTCATATACTGATTCGCCTTTCGCTGTGTTATTTCGTATGGGTCTAGCCATACATTCTATTGGCTTTTGTGTGCTATGGTCCGTTCTCATATCCTGCTCTTTATTTGCACCCATAGCACTCATTGAAGAGATTTCCCATAGTGTTGATTCTTTACGTGATCCTTGCCAATTGTGATTGTTTCCTTTTTTAACAGCATACCAGCATGGTTCATGCTGCCAATGATAATCGCCTCTTGAAAGGGTAAAATTTTGTTTTGCCCATATGATTTGAGAAATTATTTTATATTTAGAATCTTCTAAACTTTTCTGAACTTCAGCACAATACCAAATCGCATGCCAAACATAAGCCACAGATCCAGGAAATAAATGCCAAGCTAATGACCAGTTTACTTTGTCGTCATTTTGAACTTTCCCTGTTGATCTTGCATGTTTACCTGCTTTTCCACCTTTACCTTCACGCCACGAAGGATCATAATTAACCCCAT